GGATTAATTTAACTGTATTATTTTATAACTTTTTAAATAGATTTTTTAAATTTTTTTAATTTTTTTGATACACGTTTTCTATTTCTACCCGCATTTTTTGATAAGCGTTTTCGATTTCCCCCTAAAGTTGTAGGTAGTTCCGCATTTTCTAAAGTGTCTCTAATTGGGTTTCTATTGAATTTAAATTTCATAAGTTGACCGTCACGTTCTAAATCCAATACTATTTCAGACGAAGGCTCACCCGTTAGATAATATTTGAATTCATAATTATTTTTACACGCAACGCCATCAACATAAATTATTCTATCCCCAACTAAAATCCCAGCATTTTTTGCCGCTCCCGTTTCAGTAAGATGAGTAACTACAAAATAATAATTGCCTGTTTGAACTGCTTCTAAATAATAATATTCACATAACATACCAATTCCTGTATTATTACCAATCAATTTTTGTATATAGCGACCTTTCCACTTTTGAGTCTGCTCTTCATCAAATTTATCAACCTTGTCTCTAAAATCTCGTAATTCTTCAGGGCTTAATTCTTTTCTTCTAAGTTTTCCAACTAATGAGTGAGGTTCGTGTTGAGCAGAAGACGAAGAGTCATTTTGAAGTGGAGTCACAGACACAGGATCTGGAGATGGAGCATTATACTGATGAACATCCTCTATGATACGGAGATATAACTCCAAATTAGCTGGATAAATATTATCAAATAAATCAAGTGTATTGCCCGATATATCTGTTAAATACCAATTATCAGGCTTTTGATCTGAATAATCAAATCCTAAATTATATCGTTTATATATTTGACGCCTATTACCAATCATAAAATCATTTAAATCTTGATAAAGCTCTTGACCAGTAATATTTGCGTCATAGACATATTTTAATATAACGTCATCCGCTGTGTCACTAGAAATATGAACACATATTTCCCAATTACTCATTTTATATATATATATTATATTTTTAAATTAAAGACAGTATAATAAATATAAAAATTTGAAAACAAGATAATTAAATGTTTAAAAAATAAACATTTAATACATATATAATATTATGACTTCTCTTGTTCAAAACTATGAAATAAAAAGGTCTACAATAGATAACCCAATAATAAATGGAGATAATTATGTAACAAATTTTACTATTACTGGAGTTCATTCTTCATTAGCAAACGCAATTCGTCGTATATGTTTATCATCTATTCCTGTTGTTGGTTTTGATGATGTATATAAAGATGACCCAGAAGAAAATAATATTAAAATTTATAAAAATATCAGTTCTCTACATAATGAATTTATTGCCCATAGGATAAGTCTGATACCTGTTTGTATGTATAAGTCAGGTGAAACTATTAAAATTGTAGCAGATTATGATGAAGAAACTTCTAATATAGTATATAATTTTAAATTTCCTCAGAATATTCCAACATTTTCGTTAAATATTAAAAATGATAATGCGACTCGTCAAAAATATAAAGTGCAAAATCCAGATAATAACATAGATGTTTTAACTAATTATATTGTTATCAATGGAGATAATTCAAGTGATATTAATAATTTTATAATACCCGACTATTATACGGGTGATTATGTTTTAATACATCGTCTTAAACCTAACAGCACTTCTGATGAACAAATGGATGCTGAAGAAATTGAGATAGATATGAAATTAACTATAGGAACTGGATATCAAAACGCAAGATATTGTCCTGTAGGAACTATTTCATATGAATTTGAAAAGGATAGTCCTTCTGTAATAAACGCCCGATTTGATATGTATATGAATAATTTAACTGCTCAACGTGAACAAGTATCTACATCAGAAACAGAAAAATTACCACCATTTAAGGAAAGTGATATAGAACAATATCGTAACAGTTTTATGTTGTTAGATGCTGAACGCATATATAAGAAAAATAAATTTGGTGAACCAGATATAGTTAAATTCTGTATTGAAAGTGTTGGAAATTTAGAAAGCAATCAAATAATGTATGACGCACTAACTATGCTAGAAATCCGTTCTACTATTATTATGAATATGTTTCAATGGAATGAAAAATTATCAACATTTATTACCAATAATAGAATTAATAAATTAACTAATACAACAAACGGATTTATTGAAATATATATTAAAAATGAAGATCATACCTTAGGTAATTTAATAAGTAGTTATCTTAAGAAATTATTTATCATTGATAAAATACTAGGAGAATATTGTACATTTGCTACATACAAAATGCCTCATCCTTTAGAAGAAACAATTACAATTGTAGTTGGTATTGATAATTCAAAAGATTATCTGAATTTATTTAGTCGATATGGACTACCATTAGCCACAAATTCTACAGATATTGTTATAAATCTTATTATTCTTTCTATAAATTCATATTTAAGTAAGGTTGCGATTCTTAAACAAAATTGGTCACATATAACTAATATAACCACCAATTCATTTGAAATTGCGAATAATCCTATTTTAAATAAATTTACATATGACCGTCGAAATGCATTTAATGGTCTTGAATATTAATTATATATATTTATATAATTTTTATATTAAATTATAGAAAATTGGGTTTAATTTTAAAATATTTTATTTATTTTAAGAATATATCTATATGAACCAAAATAATAGCAAAGCAATTTTATATTATTCAAAAAAATGTCCACACTGCGCTGAAGTATTAAATAAAATTCGCTTAGGAGAAAAAACGATTCATGATTTTTCTGAACAATTTCTTTATATTTTAGTTGATGGAAACAACAAATTACCTAGTTATATTGTAGAAGTTCCTACAATGGTAGTGCCTTCACATAATAGACCTTTAACTGGAGATAGTGTTTTTATGTGGATTGATACAAAATTACGCATGTCATCACAGCAAAAAAATGTAAATCAAACACAGAATTTACAAAATAATCAACTAAATGTTGCGCAAAAACCATCAGAAAGTCAGGATGGTCCTTTATCATATAATCCTATGGAAATGTCTGGATTTGGAGATACCTTTTCATTCTTAGATAATACTGGTGTAGTTCAAGAACATTGCTTTACATTTATTGATGAAAATGGCGAAAAACAAGTTAAATGTGTTCCAGCAGGAAACATGCCCCAAAATGCTCCTCCTCAAAATCAACAAAATCAACAAAATCAACAAATGCCTCAATGGTTACAAAGTGAAAATGTTAGTAAGTCAAATTCAAGTCAATTTCAATCTCAATCATCAACAACATATAATCCAGATATAAGTGGTATAAGTATGTCTCATCAAAATAATATTCGATTACAGCAACAAGCAAGAATTAATAACGCATCAAATCGCCAAATACCCAATTTTCAAGATCCTCAACGTCAACCATTAATGGATAATAGTAAAATATCTGATGTTGATTACGAAAAGTTTACTAATAGCCGAAATAACGATCCTGGGGTTCAAGGTGCCCCCCAAAGAATATAGAATATAATATAAATTAAATTTCTTTTTAAATGGTATATTATATCTTATATATTATATGGAAACTTGTCCACGTGGATTTTTATGTTTAGATAATAATACACTATTATTATCATTATGTATTATATTTTTAATGATTGCCTATGTTGCTTCCGTAAATAAAATCGAATATCAAAAACTCGCAAAATATAATGATCTTAGTAAAAATAAGGAAGATTTATTAAAATATATGAAAACTATTCAAAAAAAAATTAGTGTAAAAACAAATAATTCACAAAATATTATACAAAATTTAGACAATATAGAAACAAGCTCATATACGAAAAACTCAGATAATATTAAAGATACATCTAATAATAATGGATTAAGTAGTAGAAATTTATTAATTAAAAATAACAATATATATGTTGTTCCGCCAAGCAATAATAATTCTATGATAATTAATAAGGAATATGAAAGATTAATTAATCCATTGCTTCCACCTGAACGAAGTTATAATAGTAATTATAGTGTGCCTATTAATGTTCCGACCCGAGGCTTTGCGTCTAGTTATCAACAAGTAGGCGTCATCACATCAGACACAAATCAAGGAAGTAAAATACTACCTCTTTTCGGTAGACAACAATGGAAAGGTGGTAACCGATGGAATTTTTATACAAGCACAGACCAATATAATTCTCTGAAATTACCAATATATTCTAAAAAAAGAGATTGTCAAGACCAAAATGGCTGTGACGAACTATATGATGGCGATGATGTAGTCGTACCCCAATATGGAGAGAATAATATATTTAAAGTTACTATGTATAAATTAGATAGTCCTACATATCTTGGTTAAATAATTACATATTTATTAAATAAAAAACAATATAAATAATAAGTGCATAATTATATTTACTATAGTATTATGCAATTACGAAACAGAAAAATTCATTCCTATTCTAAACATCAACTTAAAATTTTACACTTAAATAAAAAGTATTTTGTCTATAATGAAAAGTCAAGTGAAAACTCTAATGATTATTCTTATATAGACCCACAATTAGCAGGATGTAATGATATTTATGATAGTGATACTAGTATAAACTTGCAGATATTTCTAAAAAATATTTTTTTATTTATTATGCTTTTCAGTATGTATGCGGTTGTATTAGTTGGTTCATTACAAGTGACCAATAATAATACAACTTATGGTTCTAATACAACCAAATCTGAACTAGCACATATTAATATTGACTATAACAAAAATAATATTGAAGGACTTAAAATTGTATCTATGGTATTTTCTACAAACAATATTAAAATGAAATTACAAATTTCTAAAAATCTTAAATATTTTTATAAATCACTTATTAAATTAGATGATTATAATCATGATGTTTCTAGAATTTATCCAAAATGGGTTTCATTTTTATTGAACAACACAAATTCAAGTATGTTAAAATTGGATGATTATGTTTGGTATAAAAATGGAACTATTACAAATTCATATTCTCTATTAAAATATAGTTTATATAATCCGCACAATTATGTTAGTATCAATATTAATCGAAATGAAAGCATAAATAATAAAAATTATTATCCATACCTAATTGTAGTATAATACAGCCTAACTTAATATTAATAAATTTGATATTATTATTTCATTATTTGTTTATAAAATAATGAAATAAGTAAATAAGTAAATAATGGAAAGACCTAATTATGTTAATATAAGATAATTAATCCTTACACTGTTTCATAATCTCCATAAGGTTTCTTTGATTTATATTAAAAATATCAAATATGTCTGACTCTGTGTGGCTTAAAAAAAGTTCACGTTATTTATTAACTTGAACGCTAACACATTAATTTAATGTTCTATCACAACCAATTAGATAAATAGTTAGAATATCTTGATTTACTCTTTTTTTTATTTAATTTACGAGATTTTCTCTTTCTAGAACCAGCTTCTTGTTTTCTATATTGTAATATCGCATCTATTTCAGAAACAGTATTTTTATAATCACCTGGAATAGCGTAAATACATCTCATGTCTGGATATTTTTGTTTCATTTTATCAACATTTATTTGGGTATCGTCGGCAAAAATAGAATAATTAGATTTAGTTTTTGATTGTCTTAAAAAATCCGCTACATATTTAGTTTTTATAATAGCAAATTGTTCAGTGCCGTTCGTACTATACTCTTCTAGAGTTGGTGCATAAATTGCTGGTAAACCTTTACGAAAAGAGTTCATTGTGTGCTTAATTTGTAATTTTGTATCAAAATACATATCAATATGGGTATTAATCCCCCTTGTTACTATGATTACATTATGACCATTGTATAACCAATCATTAATTTTCCGTTTTATAAATTGTTTATTTGTTTCATCCATAGCTTCTTTTTCCATAGCAAATCCTCCGCTATGCCCTCCTGCTATAGTCCCATCAAAGTCTACAAAAATATTCATCTTATATATTATACAAATAAAATATATTATCAGTTTTATAGATAATTTAACCCTTACAGGGTGGGGTATATTTTGTATTTTAACAATAAAACATTATATTATATTATTCGTTTAGCAACAAATGATATAATATGTATAAATCGTAAGATTTTAATAAATTATTGGATGACTAAAGGAGTCCTCAAAAGCAGTAAGGGTTAACATAACTATAATAAAAAACTAAAAAAACTTTTTTAAGCCATATAACATTTAGATATTTCCTAGAGATTTTTAAAAATTCAATAAATTTGATATTATTATTATATTATTTGTTTATAAAATAATGAAATAAGTAAATAATTAAGTAATGGAAAGACCTAATTATGTAAAACAAGGTACATATAAGATAATTAATAAAAGTATGGGTTCTTTAGTAACTTCAGGATTAGCAACATGTTCTGCTATAAGTTTTATTATTAATCAAATCGATGTGTTTATGGCACATATTGACGCAAAAACAGATGTTACAATTATAGCAAATGATATTAAAAGTAAATATAAAGAACCTATTCATTATGAATATGTTAAGATATGGTATGGTGATGGAATTTATCAAACTTCATCTGAATTTACTCAAAAACTAATAGCACAATTTACAAATATTTTAGGAATTCCTATAAAACCGATTATCGAAAATGATGATGATATTAATCACGATTACCAAGAAAATATAATTCAATGTAAACTATGTAAATCTAAGTCGGGAACATTAAAAATAATTCCACATTATTATAGTTGTAAATATAGTTGTAAAACTATCATTCAAACTGTTGGATTTATGACTGAGGTAAATACATTCTAAACTATCTATTATAAATTACATAATAAATTATCTATTTTTTTAAATATATATTATATTAAAGTTTTAAAAAAACTAAATTATATTGATAGTTATATAAAATGTCCGAATTTTTTGAAGAAAACATAACTTTACAATATAGTAATAAAGATAATATAGATAACACACAACAAAAAGAACCTATACTTGAACCTATTAGTAATAGATTTGTTCTTTTTCCAATTAGACATCCGCAGTTATGGCAATTATATAAAAAACAGCAGGCTTGTTTTTGGACAGCAGAAGAAATTCAATTAAGCAGGGATCGTGAAGATTGGGAAAAATTAAACTTAAATGAACAACACTTCATTAAAAATATATTAGCATTTTTTGCTGGTAGTGATGGAATTGTATTTGAAAATTTAGATACGCGATTTTTACAAGAAATTCAAGTTCCTGAACTTAAAGCTATTTACGCTTTCCAGGGATATATTGAACAAGTTCATAGTGAAACCTATAGTCTTCTTATTGATACATATGTAAGAGACCCTATAGAAAAGGATAGATTATTATCTGCTATAGACACAATACCATGTGTAGCAAAAAAAGCGGAATGGGCATTAAAATGGATTAATGATGACCAATCTACTTTTTCAAAAAGATTGGTAGCATTTGCATGTGTAGAAGGAATATTTTTTAGTGGTAGTTTTTGCGCCATTTATTGGTTAAAAACTCGTAAATTAATGCCTGGTCTAACATTTTCAAATGAATTGATATCGCGGGATGAAGGTATGCATGTTGAAACAGCGGTTGTTGTCTATAATATGCTTGTGAATAGATTATCCTATATGGACATTAAAACAATCATATTAGAAGCGGTAAAAATAGAACAAGAATTTATTATTAATAGTATTCCTTGCGCTCTAATAGGTATGAATAGCACATTAATGTCTCAATATATTGAATTTGTAGCAGATAGGTTACTTCTGCAACTAGGATATGAGAAGCATTTTTTTATTGAAAATCCATTTGATTTTATGGAAATGATTAGTTTACAAGGGAAGACAAATTTTTTTGAAAAAAGAGTGAGTGAATATTCATTAGCTAGTGTTCAAAATAGTATAAATGGAAATGAAGAAGACCAATTTGAATTAAGTGATGTATTTTAATTTTAACCCTAAAGCGTTATATAAACCTCCTGAAAGGTTCTTAGTATTTATTAGAATTGCATATTATTTAATAATAAACCAATTATCTATATGTAAAATCAAATATATTTTATTATTTCTTAATAAATAACAAAATATGCTTTACGCTATAAGGATTTTAAAAATATTCTTACGAATCAGCTACTTTACTGCTCCTCCTGCTAGGGGTACCTAGAGCCCGAGGGAAGCTTTTATATATACTGGAAATTGTGAAGGTTTGATTGAAAGTAAAGCAGTAAACACTAAATAGCATTTAGTGTCCAGATTCGTTGTACAGTTCATACCGCTTTTCTGTAGTAAAATTTGAGCACTTTCGTCAAGCTTCTGCATCGTCTTCGGTGGCGGCGAGTTCGGTGGCGGCGAGCTCCGAGGCGCTGCCCCACACTTTTAATTCAGCTTCATTAAAATATGGTTCATATTTACCATGTGCTGCTTGAATTGCTGTTATAATTGTAGTTCCTATACCTGTTATAGTGACTAATCCTGTCTGTCTATCTACTGTTGCTACATTGGGTTTATCGCTAATATATGTAAATGCTCCAGCACTATTAGATTCTGGAGTTGTTAATACAAATGGGAAATCGCCTAATACTTTATTAACATCTTTAATAGCTAGTTGAGCTTCTCTCTTAGTATCTGCGTCAACTTTTTTCTTAGTATCTGCTTCACCTTTTTTCTTAGTATCTGCTTCACCTTCTTTCTTACTATCTGCTTCACCTTTTTTCTTACTATCTGCTTCACCTTTTTTCTTACTATCTGCTTCACCTTTTTTCTTACTATCTTTTAATCTCTCTTTATACCATATTATGGTTGGAAATGTTTTTACTTCTACTTCTATATCAAGTGCTTCAATATAAAACTCATTAAAAACTTTTTTTTGATGCATTTCATAAGCATTAAAAGCATGAGTATATGCCTCTCTACCTAAACGCACTTTATTTTTGGGATCAGACGTATTTATAGCCTCAAGAACTTTGCGTAATGATTTTACACGATGACTTAGTACTTTAGCTTCAGCAGCTAAAATTTTTTTACCACATAGGTCTATAGTTTTTTCTTTATTGATAGTTATTATTTTATTGGTTCGAGCAAACTCTTCTTGAGCTTCTTCTTCTTGTTTTGTGGCAGTTTCAAGTGCTTGAATTTGTTCATCAGTTTTGATTGTTTTTTTTGTTATTTCATCTATAGCACCTTTCACAATCTCTCTAATTATTTCTTGTTTCTTTTTTTCATTATACGTAGCAAATACATACTCATTAGCAGGTGCATCGGCACTTTTTAAATAATTCTCAACAGCACTATCTGGATCTGCTAAATAATGAGCTAAAGCAAATATACCCACATCAACATATTGTGATAAACTTAATTCAGAGCTATTTGCATCAATCGAACGAAAAGGGTCATTATCTTCTTTTCCTTCGTGTAAAGGTGGTAAAAGTAAAAATTCTGCTCGAGTAAAGGCAATAATACTAGCTGCACTTATCGCAATAATACTAGGTGCCAAATAACTTGCTTTAGGTTCTTTATCAAAAAGATACTTCATTACTTTGTCACGTGTAAATAATTGACTTTGACCATCTCCACATTTTTCTATTAAGAAAATGATTAAACTATTTCTAGCACGACTGCATCTGATTGCTGTATTAACCATATTTTTATAAATTAGTTCAGGGTTTTCAATATTAAATTTTTCACGAGATAATGTTTTTATTAATTCGTCTGTTATATATTTGTATTTTGTATCCCGATCGTAAAACAGATCCAATATATATTTCTTTCTTGGTGCATCCCATATCTTATCTCGCAATATTGGTTCGATATAAACTGGCCAATTAAAATATATATCAAACTCGGCAATTGCCCTCTTCGTATAATATGTATCACCAACAAAACCTTCTTCTTCTTTTGTATCCTCAATAAGATTGATACACATATTGCAATTTTGTTCTCCAGATTTGAATTTAATAAAATCATAGTCCGTCGGAGTAATAAATCCACACCTATTGCAAGCATTACTTAATCTGAAAATTGGACCCTTTGCTTCTCCGTGATGAGCAAACATATCAAAACAATTTTGTTTCTCTTGAGGACCAAAAAAACATCTTGGACATGTAAAAATCTTAGTGCTTATATCACTTGAGGTTAGGTTACACACATCATCTGTTTTAATAGATTCAAGTATTTTTATTACTCTTACTAACCTATCATACGTCTTTTCTGAAACTAATCTTTTAATTTGTCCATTACTATAGAGACCGTCACAAAGTGAACCACATCTAATATAAAAAGGCATGTCCTTCAGAAAATCTTGGGGTCTCTTTAGACCTACTTCAATTTGATCCTTAACCGATTTTTCAAAACATTCACTGCAGTAAAAATGCTCACCCAAAGGACAACGCATTATAAAATGTGGCATTTTAGGATCATTTCTTTTATAATTAAACTGACGTAATGTTGTTATTAATCTTTCTGGGTTACTAGGGTCAGCTTCATCAACCTCTTTTGTGTCTGTTCCATCTTCTAGATAGAAAGGTGAATTTATAAATTCAATGGGATTAAGACAAACCTGACATACAATTTCTTTTTCTGTTCCATCTATATTTGTTGGCAGTGGTTTTCCAGCTGCAATTTCCGCTTGTTCTTTTAATCTTCTTAATTCATATATTTTTGGGTCAGCTTCTTCATCAGGAGCATTAGCGGCGGCAGCTCCAGGCCTACCTCCTTTTTTATTACTTTTTTTTCCATAAATATTTTTATTTCTATTTATAGACAATTTTTTAATCATACTAATATTTATATATATATATAATATAAAAAAATTGAATATAATATTTATCGTTAAATTATATTAAAATTAGTATAAACTATGCCCGAACTTCGATTAGGTCTTTGTTGTCTAAACACAGAACTTAGACAACAAAAACCTCCTGTTTTTGCCAGTAGATCTTGTCGTTTAGAAACCATTGAAAAAATGGGTATTTCAAAATGTGTTGAATTAGCCAACCAAAATATAGATGACCTTTTTACAATGGCGCAATGGAATAGAATGAATAATATATCCGTTTTTCGTTTAAGTAGTGATATTTTTCCACATATTACCAATCCTATGATTGACTTATCTAAATATCAACTTGACTTATTTTCTGATAAACTTAAAAAATTTGGTAAATATGCTAGAGCTATGGGTCAACGTTTAACATTTCATCCTGGTCAATTTAATGTTTTGGGAACACCTAATCTTGATTGCTTAGCAAAAACCACATATGAATTACATATTCATGCATCTATATTTGATTACATGGGCTGTCCCAAAGATAGCATCATGGTTATTCATGGTGGTGGAATGTATGGAGACAAACGAGCAGCCATGGACAGATGGTGTAAAAATTATATGAAACTACCACAGTATGTCCGAGATAGACTAGTATTAGAAAATTGTGAGAAATGTTTCAACATAGAAGACTGTCTTGAAATCTCCAGAAGAATAGGAGTTCCTGTAGTGCTAGATAATCATCATTTTGATTGTTATAATTTGATGCACCCTGACGCAAAATTAAAATTTCGCATTGATGAATACATTCCAGATGTATTAGATACTTGGTCACGATGTGGTATTCGCCCAAAATTTCACATTAGTGAGCAGGGTTGTGGTAGAACTGGACATCATAGCGATTTTATTACGGAATTACCTGATTACTATTTAGATATTGTTGAAAAATATAATACCAATATTGATATCATGGTGGAAGCCAAAATGAAAGAGCAAGCAATTGCCCAACTATATAGAAAGCATAGCGACATTTTCAATTTACAATTTTAAAGTATTAACTAATTATAAAATAAAAAATAATACTGTTTTTTATTTTATAATTTATATTTTATTACAATATAACATCGGAATTTTGCTCAAGAGATTGGCTTGGAGTGTGGTCTTTATCATTAACTTGAATTGATTTACGCTCTTTTTCTTGGTTAACCCACTTTTGGTGTCTAGCATTATCTTTGTGTCTATCCAAATTTCCTCGCGTTCCTCTCCATCCACATTTACAACTAACAGGACGTACAATTTCAAGTTCATGTGTAGTATCCTTAAATAAACGCATCATTATAACCTGAATTGCATGATGAAGAACCATTGGGTGAGTATTAAAACCAGCATTTCCCTGCACTGGACGATAATTAACTAATAAATTAAATATTATTTGCTCTTCACCGCGATTTACTAAATTATTAGCAGTATCATCTGAATAAATACTTGATTGATCGCCCCACAATTCAGTAACGATTTCATCTGCCAATTCCATTACTTCATCATATAATTCATTTTCCTCACAAATATCATCATACGTCATCCATTGATTTGTTGTATCCATTGCACTAAATTTTTTTGAATTTAGCTTATATTTATGTAAAGAACAAAGCGCATTCATACCAATGAGATATGTATTATCAGATAATTGTTCTTTATTATCTTCTAAAATTTCCATAATTATATTAAGTTGACTTTGAATAGAATTAGTTATCGCATCATCATTTTGCATTATAGTATAATAATCTTATAATATATAATTATAACTTGTGAATTAATTG